CTCCTTTGGAGTTTACCATGGCAATAAGGCAGAGTATCCACAACACAAGTAAAATTGTTCCCGCAACTCCCCATGCCCATCCCGGCGTGTTGAACTTATCCAGCATCAAATAAGTTACAGCAGTTAACATAAGCGGGAGCCTTGGCCGGCTGTTTTTAATAAAGTAAATAGTTTTCATAATTATGATTTTTGTTTCTATTCAGGTTGTAATAATATTATTTTTTCATTGCCATCATTTACAGTACCTAATATCCTGTAATAATCCACATCATCCCCGCTTATGGCAGCAGGCGCGCAAACACTCCGGGCAATTATTGATGCCTCAATTTTCTTTGTCTTGGGAAAGGCAACCCGGAGCGTGGGAAATTCCACATGCCCCGGCACCACAATGGCAACAATGCCATTTCTCCCTAATGGGATCCTTTCCATTATCTTAACAGTTGGCTTGCCATCTCATCAAAATACAAATCAAAGAGATGGTTTTGAAAATCCCGGGTTTCATCATCAAAGCCGGATTTTATATGCTCATTTTCCTCAATGATAATCTTGGCAATGGCATTTACATCATACGTATCAAGCTTTGTGGAAAGGAGTATTTTTTCGTTTTTGGCTTGAGCCAATGTGTGAGCATCGGTAAATTTCCCGTATAATATCTCCGGGTTAATCAACCTGTATTTATAACGGGTTTTTAGGAGGAACGCCAAAGCATCAGTAACCTTATCCAATAATATTTGGCTCACATTTTCAGTTGGTATAAATGTTACTTCATCCTTTGTGTTAAGCCCTAATATATCCAAATCCTTAAATTGGTTTTGTAGTGATCTTAACAAGTTAGATGGCAATATTACTCTCCCCTCATAATCCTTTGCCTCAAGAAAGCTTACTAATCCGGCCGGAACAAATTTGATGTTTTTACATGCCTCATGCCACTCCTGCGAAAACGAGCCCCAATAAGTCCAATCAATCGTGTGCTCCCATTTGCCTTTATCTCCTCCTGCCAATCCCTCAATCAAGTTCCCTATAAGGGTTAAATCCTTGCAGTTTTTCCAAATCTCTGAAACTGTTTTTTTGGCAGCATATATTGAGTTAATAACGCGGCTCTCATTTATCTCAAAATGCTTTGAGTTATACCAATATAAAGTAACATCATCATCTGTTTGATGAGATAAGATGCCTCTCCTGAATAACCGGAGGCCTGGCCCGGCTGCTGGATATATAGAGCCGCTATCATTTGAATGAATTACAGCCGGGTTATTGTTGCAGAAATAAAAGAACATATTATCATAAAAGTGCCTCACTTTCTCTGTCATTTCAATATAGAAAGTTGTAAACCCTGCCTCCCCAGCAAGAGCATCCGCCTCTGATTGATCAAGCTTTGCATCTGTATCCTCATCCAATGCATTGGAGTATATTTCCCGGATAGGTGCAAATGGCAAATCCCAATCCTTGCCTCCCATGCCAACAGCCAAGGATGTTTTTTCTCCATCAACACAAATGATTTCATACTCCTCCTCCCGGAACTTTGTGCCGCTTGTGGTAAATAAAACCTCATGTGTGCCGCGGAATACCCTGAAAGATATATGATTTCTTAGCATGGAGGCAATTGAATATTTTAGCCCGGAGCCGTAATACCCAATTTTGGTTGTGCTGGTTCTTTTTGATGAGGCTCCAATAAGGGTAAATGCCTCTTTCTCAATTTCGCCCTTTGACTGAATTTTTAAGTACTGTTTCATTTTACTGTTTTAAAAAGTTGATTATTATTTTAAGTTATCAATTGCATCTGTAACATCTGCCAGCGCTTGAGAGTAAGCATTATCCTCCGCGCTTTCCTCAATGGGCATCAATTCAAGGATTTTTGTTTTTATCTGCTTTATCACTATGGGAGATAAATCTTGCTGCACAATGATTGCCGGGGCGCCTTTCTCTGCTAAATCTTTCAACCTGAATGAAAGATCATGTATGATGGCTGTTAAGTCCTCAAGGAGAGAGAACGGGGATACACCCGTATTTACGGATTTTATAATCTTATCAGTAAGGGCATCATCATTTTGCTTATCAAGAAAGCCCTTTGTAAAAACGTCTTTAACATTCATTTTTTTAGTATTTAATTACTGTTTTATTAAAATCATCAATTGTTACCTCTCCACGGTTAAGCTGGTTTAGTAAATCTCTCCCAGCCTCTATGCCCTCATTATATATCCGGTTCCTTTCTTCACTTAATCTTTCTTCAATTATTTTAGGCAAACCATCAACCTCCTTTCTGTGATTGTTAAATAGTTCCTCTGCCTCATTAAAAAATTTCTTTAATGGCTCAAATGTGTTGCTTGGGATACATGCTCTTATTCCGTTACTACCGGATGAATATTTAAACCCGCCTTGCTCTGTTGTGGTTGTTTTAGCGGTAGGATTATTTAGAGCGCCAATAATTTCAATTGCCAACTTGCCTATCATTTCATTTCTAAATGCGTGATAATGTTGAAAAATGTGGGTGTACTCTGTTTCTTTTTCATGTTTTTCCGCCTTTCCTATCTCCAAAATTGATTGGCAACTATTGCAAAGCCTCTCTTTATCCCATCTTGGAGCCTCAATGCCTGTTTTTTGGCATCCTTGGCAAACTTCTTTTCCTTTATACATGATGATGATGATTATTTAGCAACAAACACAATCCTCAATCCATCTCTTATATCAATGAATATCTTTGCATCTGTACTGTTAATTACTTTTTTGAAATCCTTGTTTTTACGCTCAACAAATCCCTCCCTTATTGTGGGATGATATTGCTCCAGCAGCTTGGCATATTGCCCGGCGCTAACAAGGCGGCTCCCTTTAAATGCAGGATGCTTGTAACGGATGAGAAAGTTTTTGTTAATCCATGCCCTTACCGGATCATCTGATTTACGGGCACGGGGTTTCTTGAGTAGTGTTGTATTTTCCACGATACAATTTATTACTGTTTTACAGGAGCAAATATAAATTATTTTATATTACAAAACATAATTATTTTAAATAAAATATAAAATATTTTTTACTCCAATAAAAAAGCCCTGCATATACAGGGCTTTTATTAAAACGGCAAATCATCATGCTCCTCCTCCCGGTAATTGGTTGCCGGTTGAAAATTATCACTTGCTTGGGGAGTTGCCCCTTGCTTGTTTTGATAGGCATCAACCGCGCTCCCCGGTCCGGTGTATCCTTGAGCCGGTTGTTGTGGTTGCTGCGGGGCCTGGCCCGTTCTTTCAATCATCCATCCTTGGATGCTGTTAAAATACTTTGTTTCTCCTTGTGGGTTAACCCACTCCCTCCCCCGGAGGTTGATGGCTATCTTAACGGGTTCCCCCAGCTTATACCCATTCAACAGATCGCATTTATCTTGGGTAAACTCAATCATAATATGTTGAGGATATTGCTCATCTGTTGTAACAACCATCTCTCTTTTACGAAAACCATTTCCTCCAAAGGATTTAGTTTCATCAATCATTTTAATCCTGCCTTGTATCTCCATCTTTTTCTATTTTTGTGGGCTGCATGGCGCAAAACCCTTTTTGATAATTTGTATAAGTCCATCCGGGGGTTTTCTTTAGTTGTAAAGCCTCCCCAAATGTCATGTTTTTAATGACAACATTACCATCCTTTACTGCGCAAACTGTTATCTCTGTGGAGAGCGGCAATGCATGGTAATCTGCATCTTTTTTACTCTTTGCCATCCTTAAGCAGTATTTCTATTGGCTCAATCTCTTTACTCAAATTAAGAGCTCCCTCACATTGCGCCAAAAGTTCCAAAAATATTTTCTTGTTTTCTTTGGATGCTATTACTTGATGAGCCTTACCATCATTAAACTCAACCAATATTGCAATCTTTCCAATGTTCTTAAACTCTAACTCCTCCATTGTTTCAGTTTTTTTTATAATCTGTTTAATGAGTATCCATTTTCCTTTGCCCATTCAGGGTGCTCCTCCACATAAGTATGCCCAGCCCGGGAAAGTGCAACCCAAAATCTTGTATCAAGGAGGAGAGGGATGTTGTTATCTCTTGCCCATTGATCTGCAAAACCTATCCGGCCCATCTTGTGATGTATATCCGTTGCCGGGCGCTTTGTGATGGGGCAAATCTTATTTTCAGGTTTTCCTAAAAACTCAATGCGGGCAACTGTATATTTTCCATCCAATACAGCCTGCTTTTTAGATTTTTTGTTTATTGCTTTAGATTGTCGCGGCTCCGGCTTTCCCTCAACAGCAACCTTGCATGAGTAACTGCAATATTTGTCAGTTGATTTGAATTTCTTAAACTCTTTGCCGCAATCCGGGTTATCACAATTCCTGTGGGTTTTAACTTTCATGGCTATAAGTAATTAAAGGGGCATTAAGCCCCTTTGTTAAACCGCTTGCATTTTTGCAGCTTCATCAACTATGTTTGTTTGAGTGCCGCCTTTCTTTTTGCTCCCTTTATCATCTCCCTCTGTAAACATATCCGGATCTTTCCTCTTTCCTTGGAAAATAAATCCGTATGCAGCCTCATTTGCGGCATCATAAAGCCCCTCAATTGTTTTCTCAATTGCCATGGCTTCACTATTGAAACGGATAACAGGTAACTTAAATTTCATTATGCCGTTTAAAGCTTTTTGAGAACCTGAAATCTTAAGCCCTCTTGTTTCTCCATCTCCCAATAACGAAATATCAGAGATGTTAACAATTGAGCCATCCGCCTCACTTACACCGGCAAGAGCCGCCTTAAGTTGCTCCTCGTTATCCTTAACGGCTTCACGGGCAAAATCCCAGCCTTTTTGCAGCCCCAGCACCCTTGCCGCATGAGTTTTAAACGCCTCAAGGCTGTTTACCAATTCCGGGTGTGGAGTTTCATGGCTGGTGTGTACCCATCCATCCCCGGTGCTCTCTGTTTCACGGTATCCAATAACAAGCTTTTTGGCTTTCTCATTGTAACTCATGTGCAGGAGTTCAAAATCCTCAAAGTTGAGGGCGCGCTTTGGTTTTGCTTTTGTCATAATATAATAATTAAAGATTAATACTCAATTTTTGTATCCCAACAGATGATTTGCCCCTCAAATGGTTTTGGGTATTTAAACCAACTCAAAAAATCATCAACACTTAACCCATCATTTGAGGCAACTTTTTTTAAATCTGCCTGCCCATTGCTCATGTGGGTTTTTACATTCCTTATGTATATGTTGGTGTTGCTGTCAATTCCAAAATCCCAAGTTTTCACAACCTCAATATCCGGGGCTAAAATCAATTGTTTTGAGTTGTATGGCACTCCACTCCACATGCGGGGAGAAAACTTATCCCCGGGCTTAAATCTTTTACCTGCGCGTATCGTGTGCCCCTTTGCAAACACATCATCCCTCTCAAGGTAATAACCCATATCAATTGAGGGATGATCCTGAATATTTTCCCCACAACATTTTGGGCAACTTGGATCATCAAAATCCCCGGTATCTGCAATTGGAGAGCCATCTTGTAAAGTACAGGATACTCCTTGATAACCACAATCCTTGCATATCGCCATAAAATATGTGGTATCCGGGTAAAGGCTTTTTAAAAGTTTCTCAACAAATAATGTTGGTTGCCCGGCATTTTGATGGTATGCAGGAAATTTGGTGCTAAATGTAATTACTTTACTCATTGGTTTCTCCTGTTTCATTAACAGTAAACAAGGAACTTGGAGGGAAAGAACTTGTTATCATCTGCAAGTATATGGGCTTGCCGCTGTTAATAGCTTCTAAATCCTCTTTGTTGGGCATCCAAGCTGTTATAAAATAGGGAAAGCCTGTACTTTCATCTCTCCCATACATTGCCCTTAATGGAGTGCATTGCTCATCTGTCATGCTCTCCGGCTTAGTGAGGGTTATATTTGCTCCCTCAAAATCAATTGGCATCATTTGTATTAGTTTTTGGTTTTAAAATATTTACCGGATCCCTCCCCAAAGAAATAAGCTTTTTATCAACAGCAAGGGCGGCATCTCTCTCCTCATCATGGTATGATTTGCTTTGATTTCCTTGATTTATATATACTTGAGCCTCCCACTTATTGAAAGGTTTGCCGTGCTTTTTTGCTACAAACCTAACATATTTGTAATTAGATGTTTTGCCCATGGGTTTGAGGAAATTGGCGTATTTGCAAGCTGCATGGAAATTCTGAAATATCCCCGCCGTGCCTGTCTTTTAACTTAAGCTGTTGGGCAAGGTGTGTGCCCATTTGTTTCACGAAAACAGGAGTGTTTGATTGATTACATTGCTCCACAATTCTAAGCATCCAAGCAACCTGATTTGGTCGGTATCTCCAATCTCCATTATCATTGCCGCTTTCTCCCCCAACAATAACCCAATCAATGCCATCCAGCAAGCTTATAATATAAGGCTCGTTTTTATCTTTCCTGCCATTTACATCAAACTCCAATGGCCCAAGTAATGGCTCCGCGGATATGAATGTTGTTTTTATGCCGGGAAAGGCAGCCAACTCAATGAGTGTCTTAACGCGGTGCAACTGCTTTCCTGTTTCAACAGATACACCAATCCAAACCTGTTGCCAGCCATCTCCCCAATCAGGAGGCAAGTTCTCTGCAATACGTTCCGGGCGTTTTGTTAGTATCTGCCAATTAAGATGAGGATTATCCCGGATAATGCCCCATGCCCATGCTCTCCACTCATCCGCCTCCTCAATAAAGAAATCACTCCAAGAGCATGTAAATATTTTATCTCCCGGCTTGGCTTGCTTGAGCACTTTGTTGATTGTTTTTTGTGCCACTTGGAGCACATCAGTTGGCTCCTTGCCATACCGTTCCTGATCCCGGAACATATAACAAAATTTACAACCCGGGCTCACTTTCTTGCAGCCGGTCCAAAAATTAACCGTGTGATCAGTCCATTGTATTTTACTGTTTTCTGCCATAATGTTTAAAATAATTCGTTTCTGTAAATTCTCTTTTCAATGATATGAGCATACTCCTCTGAAATTTCACTCCCTATGTAGTTTCTCCCAAGCCTCTCCGCAACCTTTGGCGTTGTGCCGCTCCCGGTAAAACAATCATAAACCAAATCTCCCTCATTGCTCCAACTGATTATGTGATCCTTGGCAAGAAGTTCCGGAAATATTGCCGGGTGCTCATAAGCAACATCATCCTTTGTGCTGTATCCCTTTCCGTTGTTGTACCTCCAAATGTTACTCCTGTAACCGTATTCAGAAACAACCCAAGCCTCTGCATCCTGTAACTCTCCATCTGTTTTGCGTGTGGATGGCTTTCCAAAATTAGTATGCCCGGCCCATCTGTTTTTTTTGTCTTTTATGAGGTTGATGGTTTTGGGCTTTCCTTTGCTGAAAACAAACATATACTCAAATATTTGGCTATATCGGGTGCTTTTTTCATTTGCTGGGTATGCCGCGCCATTCTTTTCATATATCATGGTATCATGCAGATTAAAGCCCAAACTCATAAAATAAAGGGCTTGCTTAAAGCTGGTGCCGCTTTCAGAGCCATCAATTACCGCATCCCCAACAACCCACACCAAAACTCCGCCCTCTTTTGTAACCCGGTAAAGTTCTTTGGCAATATCCTCAAATGGAAAGCTATAGCCTTTGTAATCTCTTAAGTTGTCATAAGGAGGAGAGGTAACAGTTAAATCCACGAACTCCCCGGGCATCCGGCCCATGGTATCCAAACAATTCTCAAAGTAAATTTTATTTATCTCCATCCTTATCCGGTTGTTTATCATCTCTCATGTAAATCTCCTCCAGCGCCTTTGTTATGCCATAAGAAAGGGCATCCTTTGGTGTGGCACAATTCTTTGGCAAAGTAAGCTGCTTGCCCTCTTTTACAAAATACAGGGTAATGATAAACTTGTTTGCCATTGCCGCGTTTACTTGCTCCAAGATGATTACTCCCTTATCCTCACAATATTTTTTTAGATAGGCAGCTTGCTCAATATCCGGCTTGCCATAAAATCCAAATTGTTCCGGATCGGTAACATCTGTATGATTTTTATTAAACCATGAGTTAAAATCGTGCCTCTGTTGTACGTTTGCTATTTCCATTGCTCTAATTGATTAAGTTTTATTTTTCGTTCTTCAAGTAATTTCTCCATTTCATCCCGGATGCCCTGCATGGTTTTAATGTTGGCAAGCCGGTTGTTTGCATTGGGCTCTGTAGTGGTTACATTAAATAGCCTTTCATGCTCCAGCTTAAGGAGGTTAAATGAAAAATCAATCTCATCACATTCCTTGCAAGTTTTTTCAAAGGCTTCAAGCCTTTTAGCTTTCTCCTCATCAGTAAACACCCTCCCCATGGGCCGGGGCTTGGATAATGCCCAAAGCCCAATAATGAGTATAAGCACAATAAGGGCTATAAAAGCCCAAATAAAGTAATTCATGTTAGTAGTTTATAGAGTTATAAATTTCATCTTTGGTAATACCCGCATCAAATAACTCATCCCCATCCTTGTACACAAGTACACTATCAATGGTAATATCAGATATTTCATAATTGATGCCGCCGCCCTCTGTAACTCCCCATTCAGAGTGATAATTCCCGGCGGAAATCTCCTCCCGGGTTCTTGCAGTTAATTCAACATACATTGTGTATTGGGCACCATCACAATGTGCATAGCTTTCCAATAATATATGTTGATCGTTTTCATCTTGATAATCAAATTTTGTTGTAATATCATCAAGGTTTTTAATAAGCTGGGTTTTTATACTTTCCACGATATAAAATTTTACTGTTTATGTTTGAGCAAATATATAAAATATTTTATATTCTAAGCAATAAAATATTTTAATTAAATAAGTTTTTCGGTGCATCTCCAACTATCTTGCCCGTTAACCAATCAGGATCCTCCTCCAGCTTTATCCTCCCAAAACTTACAATGCATAATGCATCAGAGTTGGACAAGGTAACTTTAACCTCCGGGTAATGTTGTTGGGCATAATCTTTATATCTCTTTTTCCGTATCTGTTTACTCTCTCCCTTTACCCTTGTTAGTAAAGCGCCCTGCCAGCTTGAGGAGTGAACCTCACAAAATGGGAGGCTGTTTGTTTTCAGGAGAGTTTTAAGGATGGTGTAATTTTCCATCATCTTGGCAATGGCAAACTTTTTACCGGGAGCATCATCCGCGCCGCCTGCAAAATGGCTTACTCTCTCAATAAAAACAATTGCGTTTTCAAAGGTTTCTCTTAGGTATCCAAAATATTCATTTGTGGCATCCGCCCCCTTTGGCATCTTAACGGCTGTTGCCTTGCCATCCGTATAAATAGCAATTCCTCCGCTTGCCCCGGGATCAATCCCGATAATTGTTTTTTTCATGCTGTGATGATTTTGTTTAATTGTTCTCTGTACACTTTTTTGCTGGTGCCAAGCTTAACATAAAACTTGCCATCTTTCTGCTTATGGAAAATAAATCCATCCAAATCCCTCAAGGCTTTTTTATATTGCTCTTTGGTAACTTCAATCTCCTGATTGTATGCAGGCAATTCCGGTTTTTCAATACTGTTTTTCATAGTTTCTTTTTAAAATGGCACATCATCATGCGGTTTCTTGCTATCTGTACTATCAGATTTATTTGTTTTTTTGGCATCCTTACCAAACGCCTCAAGCTGCTGGGGATTTTCCTTGCCCTTTGCCGGGGCTGCCTTTACCGGCGCTTGCTGATCGTGGGTGTATGGCAATCCATTTATATCAATACTCATAAGGAAATCATCAAACATTTTCCCTCTTGATACTCCGCATCTAACTTTTACGGTGTTAAAGTTAATAATGTTCCCATCCTTATCTGTAAGAGGATCAATAAATATCAGGGTTTCAGCTTTCTTAGTTACAGATGATCCAAGGTGCCCGGTTGCTTTGTCGTTGCCAAAGGTTTTATGTATAACCACGCAAATATGTATTTTTAGTTCATCAGTCCACTTAAGGAGATAGCTGGCAACTTCATTACTCAAAACAAGATTATTTGCATCATTAAGTAAATCCGCAATTCCATCAATAAAGGCAAGCTTAATCTTTCCGGCGTGTGGGCCTTTGGTAAACATCCAATCAATAAGCTGTACCCTTTGTACAGGAGTAAGATTACGGGTGTATATTGGCTCATAATTCTTGTAAGGTGCCCCAACTATTATTTCAGTTCTTTTAAAGGTTCTACGGGCATAATATTTACCCTGTTCCGTATCTATGTCATAAATATAATCCTCCTCAACCCTGTGCCCCGTAATGTGTGGAGCCTTAAGGTTTGAACTCCCCCCCATGTATGAGGCACACAACAAAGATTTAAAAAATGATTTCTTTGTTTTGGATGGTGCCACAATACAACTAAACTCCCCCTCCGTACATATTGGGATGTGATTGTTATGGCTATCCGTGCCAATAGAGAGTAATATTTTTGGATGAGGAACCTCTTGAGTTAAATCAATCCGGCAACTTTTGTAAACGGCGGCCAGGTCCGGAACGGGCTCCGCGCCGGAGTTTTTATCCTCCTGCTTTTTTTTCTCAATTTTCTGTAGTGCCATTCTCTTTTGGTTCTTTGTTAGTGTATTTTAATAACCATTGTAAATCATGCTCTTTATCCTCATACCTGTGAAGTATCTCACTTAAAAAGTGGTTTAGTTTCTCATGTATCTCCGGCATCTCATACATATTGGTTTCAAGGTGCTCAAGAAATAACTTGTGATTTTCAGGATTTTTAAAGATTTCCTTATTGTTCCTGTACTCCTCCCTCACTTTTTCGGGATCAAGTTTGTTGCCGGGCTCCAGCATCTCCCAAAATGTACATTGCGCCCCTATTGCATCAAAAAAACCATTTAGGGAATACATATCCATCAAGCTTTTAAATCTTTGGTAATGGTGCTCCAAAGGAACCTCAAGGATGTGCATGATTTCTTTTTCTGCAAACTTGTTATCCCCTTTGTAATGAGGGAGTAGATTGTTATAAATATACATGGCAAGTTTGGCAAAATGATGGTTGCGGTGTAACCTCTCCTCTTTCTGCATGTTTACCCACTCAATAACAAAGTTTAGGGCATCAACATCTGCATCATTACACTTGTGCCCATTGCTTACTGTATATGTAAGCCGGTTCATTGCCTTTAATAAGTTCATAATCTATGCTGTTTTTTTATGCCTAAAATTCTTTGATGCAATAAGCTTTGGCATTTGTTCCCTAAGCTTTGAAGTGCTTAGTATGTTTGTTTTCCAAAACTCCCCGGCTGGGCTATCAAGATACTCATAAGCATCCCGGAGGTTATCCATTGTGAACTCATCACGCTCCACACAAAGGCGGATGGGATCAACATAGTTTTTGTAAGTGGCATTTTTTTGGTCCCGGATTGGTGCCTCTTTCTCTGTTAGGTTTTTAATAAATAGATTTCTAAAATGTTCCGCAATCTCAAAGTATTTTATCTGATCACTTGAAAGTTTTACCTCAAACCTTGGAGTAATTATTTGAGTTCTGTCATGGCTTATTGACAATTCACACATTCTTATTTTATATAAATCTTTTATAGTATATAAAAGTTTATCATTAGTATTATTAAGAGGAGTAGTTTTTCCGCCGCGGGTTTTTACCGCGTCGGAAAAATTAGGATACGGGTTTAATTCTATTTCAACATTTCCAAAAGCCCCCCCCTCTTTTTTAACCTGATATGTGGTTATCCATCCTTTATCAATAAGTTCTTTCATGTATTTAATCCGGGTATCCTTTGAGCAATTTAAATCATTTTCAATTAAAGATGTTCTAAAAACCCAATTTTCAGGTTTAGAGCACAAATACACAAATAAAAACCTCGCATCTCTTGATATTGAATTATCATTTATCAAGCCGTTTGGCACTTGTGTAAAACTTTTTTTAATCTTGTTTTCCATGGTTCTCTGTTTTGTTTAAGCCGCCTTTCCGTTAAGAGTAATTGTATCATAATACTTTAATGCATACGGGATACGATCATACAACTCCTCAATCTTTGTATCATCCCTATGATACACAATTGTTTTTACTCTCTCCTCTTTTGTAAAGGCTGGATTTGTTGAGTAAATTAAGTTGGTGTGTAGCTGGTTAAACAACTCTTGATGCTCCTCAAGGGTATCATCAATTATACCATGAGCATAAGCAAGCTTTCTCCTCTCACTTTCAAAAATATGAGGAGGGCAATCCAAGAGAACATACTTGATATGGAACTCATCACAACCATACAACTCCATATACACCCTGCCTTGCCATTCATAATATTTATCCTCCCCAGCAGCCATGAAAGTGTTTGCATCCCATGAGCATTTGGTATCATAAACAATCTTTCTCCTCCTTATCTTGTGAAGTATATCCGCCTCCCCGGTTAATACGCCGTTATTCTTTCTCTCTGTATTTTTTCGGTAATAAACACCATCAACATCACAAAGCAGAGAAATTGCAGCCTCCTCATTGTATTGCCCTTTCTCAAGGTACTTTGATTTAGCCATACTCTTAATGCCTTTCTCTCTATAAAGCCACATCTCCCGGATCATTGCCTTGGCTGTATCAGATAACTCAAATGGGGCGTTTACTTTTGCAATAAGTTCATTAAGGGTTTTCTCCTGATTTGGTGTTAAAGCCTTGGATTTGGCAACAGCATTATTAAAATCATCCCTCATCTTAAACAGCCTCTCATACTCTGCATATTGGTTTGGAGTTACAACCTTGCCCCTGCCATCTGTCATTAACGCCCCGCAACTTGAGGCTCTAAACAACAGTTTTCTCTTGTTTTGTTTTACTAATATTTCCACGGTAAAGATTTATTTTTTGTTACTTATTTCTGCCAGCTTTGCATTATACTCATCCCGGGTTTCATCATCAACATCCGCCTCACATTGTCTTAGCCCGGCAACTGTTTTTGAGTTTGCAATGTGGTTCCTCACTCTTGCCCTTATCTCATTTTGATTATTTTCTTGCAGAGGGATGAAATTATTATCATTGCTTGGGTTATCCAAGTACCTAACATTTTTGCCATCATAATCCTCAATAACCGCCTGATCTGTTGTGATGGCTTTTATAATATCAACTGACTTTGGCCCGAACTTTCCAAGCAACAACTTGAGAACGGTTTTTTTGCTCATATCATCTTTATCCTCCGCCCATATCCCGGTGCCGTTTTTGTAGGTTTTACTGTATTTCCTTGCATGAGCCTCAATCTTATCAATTGGCATAAAAAACTGTTTCTCAAAGCCATTTGCAAGGCGGAAATAAGCAACATATCCAATGATAGGCAAAGCCTCTCTTTTTGCCAAGTCCTGTACCCACTCATAGGAAATATCTCCGCTTAGGAAATCCGTATAAACCAACTCCCCCTGCCTTACATCAATGGCATTAATCCTAACATAATCCTTTGTTCTATGGCATAATTCAATTATACCCTTATATCCTATCTGAAATTGAGCAACAGTTCTCCATTGGGGAGGATTTGTGCCTTGTATTTTTTCATTATAAGGGATGATGTAAGCAAGCCCAAGATTTGGATCAATTGGCAGCTTAAGAGTTGCAGCAACAGCCGCCGCCATCAATATTGTTTGGGGCTCCGCGTTTTTTAGTTTGTCGCTATTCTGCACACAATTTAAAACGCTCATAAGGAATGCAGGGGAGCCATCTCCAAGTATCTGCTTAAAACGTGCCTGTACCTCCTCATCCTTAATCATAAGCTTAAGAGGGCGCGGCTGGGCCGGTTGCAAGGCTGTTGCCTCTTGTGCCGCTGGTGTGTTTTGGTTTACCTCTGACATTTTACTCACTTTGAATGGTTATGAAATCTTTTACATCAAGCCCGGACATTTCAGACATTGTAATTATCTGCTTAAGGATAACGGGCCCGTTACCGCCTTTAAGGTTCCCCAAGGTTATGGGGCTAACACTTATCTTTTCAGCCAATCCCTTTTGATTTAGCTGTTTTAAATCCGGGTTCTTTTCGTTGTATGTATCAATAACTTTGTTAATGTCAACATACACACCCGTTTTCCTCTTTTTAGGAGCATTGTTATTATTCATAATGGTTTTTATTAAGCTGGCTTGATGGGCTGCCAGCGTTAGCCCTGTTTATTGTGTATTATGCTCAATCCCTCCGGCTTTTTTACCCGGCTCAATGCCACATAAAGTTGCCCCTCCGCAAAGCACGGGAGAGATAAATCAATTGTTAACTCATCAAATGTTAGCCCTTGTGATTTGTGGATAGTAAGGGCATAAGCAAGCTTAATAGGGAGTTGCGTAATGCTTGCAATCTCTTGTAACTCCAACTCTCCTAATGCCTCATTCAAAACATACTCCTCCTTAGTGAATTTGAAGTAATCCAGCGGATGCAAAACCTTTCCAACCTCAATAAAATATTTCTCATCCGTGTGAGGCTGGTATCTGAAAATGCCCAATGTTCCATTAACAAGCTTATTGTTTTTGCTGTTAACCAAATACATTATTTTGCAACCATCTTTAACCTTGATTTCCAAATCAACATTAAAATCCGCTGCATTGATCTTGCCATCAACAATTGCATTAAAAGTAAATGCCTCCCCGGGAACGCTGTTAAAGCCCTCAAGATTGTACTTGTGTACTGTTGCAACATGAGGAGCCAAAATAACACCCTTTCTCTCTCTGTTTATAAATTGGCGGAAATAAGGAGCCCTTAAGCCATCCCTCACTAAGTTTAAATTTTCTATAAACTCCGGATCATCTTGCCTCTGCATCTCCTGTAACTCTATGTTAAGGGTGTTTAATCCTTTGTAACATCCAGCTTGATTGAAAGTGTAACCGCTGTAAGTTTCTAACATTACGCTTTTAAAATTATCATCCGCGACAATTCCAAGCTGTTTTAAATCCCCAACAAAAATTATCTGTTTCTTGAATATGCTCCCACACCCGTTTTTTATCAAAGTCCAATTTATTGCATCAAGAATATCCGGCCTTACCATGCTTACCTCATCTATTACAATAACCTTTGCCATTTTTAAAACCAGCCTCTTGGCGGGCTTTAAAAATCTGCAACTTTCAGAGGTTAATACTCCATGTATTCCAAGCCCAAATGTTGAGTGTATTGTTGCTCCTCCCAAGTTGTTTGCCGCAATGCCTGTTGGGGCAACAGCAATAACCGCCTTTCCCTTTTTTCTCAATCTCTCAATAACATCTTTCACTATAAAGGTTTTCCCGGTTCCCGCCTTTCCTGTTAGAAAAACATTTCTCCCGCTCTCCACGGCATCCACAAATAATTGTTGGCTTTTAGAATATGTGCTCATTATTTTACTGTTATAATTTCAAATGGATAAATTGGCTCCGGCTCAAGAGGAATGATAACCCTATCAAACGGGTTCTCATAAGTTTTTGTGAGTTCACTCAATGGCTTATCAAAATCCGGATGCTTGGCATCAACTTTAAATGTAATGTTACGCCTTGATATTATTGTAATCTTGGGATAAGTGTTATCAGGATTTTCCACGGCCTAATGTTTTTATGTTTGATGCAAATATATAAAATATTTTATATCGTAAACAAATTATTTTTTTTATTGTGAGTAAAAAAAATACCGCCCTTGTGGAGAGCGGTATTTAAAACAGTAAAATTTTTCTTGGAATAAAATCTATTTGTTACCGTGGAATAACAATGCAAATATAACCATCTTTTTGTTATTTGCAATAAAATATATTTTATATCCTAAATAAGTAATTTTTTTGCCTCCTGTTGAACTATCAGGATGCTCCCCGTGTTGAGAGCCTTGCCAGCAGAAAAAGCCTCTTAAATCAAAAAAACGGTTTTAATTAGTTTAAAACAGTTTCTTTGAGAGGGTAAATCCAATATAAGCCTCCTTTGTGGGCACATGATAAAGAACTCCGGCACCAAACCCAACATCATTTTTGCGGATGTACTCAAGCCCTAACATTACCTGACTATTATTTATAACATCCTTGGAGAAAAAAGCCCCTCCTTTCACAAAAAGCCCGGAGCCATGTATTGTTGTTTTCTCCGTTGTTGTGTTGGTAATTGTCTTTTCATCTACAATAGCAGTTACATCATTAAGGTAAACTTTGCCATCTGAAACAATCCGGCTGTATATAGTGGCGTTTTTGAGGCGCGTGGTATCCTTGTAGGTGTTTAACTCCTTAACGTTGCTTAAATCGCCTGCATTTAGCTTTGATGTATCTTTTACCTCAATAACGGTTTCTTTCCCGGTTTTCTCATCCCGGATGATAATGTAAGGAGTTCTTTCCGGCTTTTGATTGGCTAAGGCATTGTTAACCGCCTGATCAATGGTTTTTACAATGTCAATGGTTTGTGTGGTTGTGGTTTCTTTCTCCACGCTGGCACCGGTGCCCGGTCCGGATCCATCTCCACACTCTTTAAACAAGAGGTAAATAACAATGGCTGCAAGTACAACCATCATAACCCTTTCAAATGTGATGTTTTTCATTATGCTGAATTTTAAGTTATTGAGCAAATATAAAACAAAAAGCCCCAGCACGGATGCCGGGGCTTTTTCACTTTCACGCATATTGGATAACAAACACAGAGGCGCAAATATAAAATTATATTTTAATCTTTTGCCCTATCTCAATAAGATTTGCCTGTTTAATGCTGTTTTTATCCATTAGCTTTTGCACCGTTGTATTATACTTGGCAGCAATCTTGCTCAAGGTATCCCCCTTGGCAACCGTATATGTGCACTCCAACTCCCCCGCGCCATCTGCTGCATGCTTGTGTATCACTTTGGCAATTGCCTTGGCTAAGGCGGGCTTATTTCGCTCATACTTTGTCATATCATTGAAGTTGGAAATAAAACAAACCTCAATGAGATTGTTGATGCCCGGGAGCCTCATCCATCCAAGTTTGCCCCGGGCGCTTTCAAGTTCAGTTATAACACCTTTCTTGCCTCTCAATACAATTCCCAACGTGTTACTAATTGCATAAGCCAAATCCTCCGCCAAAGCCCTCTCCTTTTGATCCGGAACGCCCGGGATTAAAACCTCTGTACCTGTTGCCTTGGGAGTAGCTGCATTAAAATGTATATCAATTACAAGAGAGTTCTCATCAACCTTGCTTTTGAAAACGGCAATTGTATCACTTAGGATACTATCATCTTTATCTGTAACAGGAGTGATGCCCAGCGCCTCCAATTCTTTTGTTATTAGGGCTCTTAGCTTTGCAGCCTCCACGCCCTCAACATACCCATTGCCTGCCGCTCCATTATCAATTGCTTTGCCTTGAGGGTTTGTTCCTTTCTTGCTGGAATGGCCAGCGGATAAAAATACTTTTTTCATGGCTATTCTGTTACTTCAATAAAATGCTTATGAAACTCCTCCGCCTGCATGATGATAGCGCCATCCGCCTCAAGTACTAAGAACTCTCCCGGCACAAAATCAAAAACCTCCCCATTTTGGTTTACTATAAGATATTTTTCATCATTCTCATGTGTAATCTTAACAATTATATCTCCAATAACTATTTCCGCATGCCAATGGGGATGAGGAGTGTTTTTTTTCATGTGCTCAACAAACTCCTCAAATGAGTAAGCTGTTACTAAATCTTTTTTCTCTGTAAATGTTGACATAATAATATATTTTAAAGTTTTAACAAATATATAATAAAAAAGCCCCTTAATGGGGCTTCACTTGTGGTGTATCAAACTTAAATAAACTATGCCAAAGTTGTTTAAAGTTTCGGCTCCGCTCTATGGCATGGCCTTTCATAATAAATAGGGTGTGTGTGTAAAAAATCCACCATCTTAAATAATACGCATCAAGCACCTTATCCGGATCTGAATATCTATTACAAAAATAAAAAGTCATTAAAAGCAAAGTTACCCACAAGTAAACTCTTGTGGTTGCCGGGAGGGTACTCTTTATCTTGAGAAATCCTATCCATGCATGTGAATACATGATTATAATTATTGAGGAGGCTATCAGGTGCCACACAAATGGCAAGTTACTTAAGTGTTGATTTAGATCTTGCATATTTTAATTATTTGCCCAATACCCTTGAAACAACAACAGCACTCTTATCCCATAAAACATAAATCATCTGTTTTAATTTTTCATTGCTCTCTTTATCAAATAGTATCCTTATGATGGCAAATGATTTCAAACCCATTATAAAGCCCAAGAACAAAGAAAGCCCGGTGCCGTATCCATTCTCCAAAGTGTATTCGTAGGTTAACCATACAAAGGAAAATGAAATAATTGGTGTGAGGAAAATAATAACATACTTTGTGCTTTTTTTAGTAACTGATTGATGTTCCATCACTATGGATATAACAGTTGTAAAAAAAACAATAGCAAGTACTTTAATATCCATCTCGCTTAATCCTCCCCTGAACAATCCATCATGTAACTCCGCGGATGATAATACAAAAAGCAGGCTTGAAAATCCTGTATAGGTAAATTTTAAAAAGTATTTTCCAATCATTGCATCCGGGGTTAATAGTTTATTATTGCTCAAAAGTAAACATTTAATAAAACCTTATGAATTATTAACAATAAAAAAAGCCCGCTTTTTGTCAAACGGGCTTTTTATCGGCTTTTTTTGCGCTTTATCTATTATCTGCAATATCTGTTTTTTTATCCACTATTGTTTGTATGCGGCTCTCTGTCTTACTCAATATACCTTGAAGTAAAGAGGAGCCTGTATATCCAACAAATATAAAAAAGAATTTTGCCCATTTGGTTATGCTTGGATATGCCCCTGTTGCTTCATCAAATATGAATATACCAATAGCAATTGCAATAATTGATGCCCCCAATGCAATCCAATCATCCCTAAAGTAATCCCCCACATTAAAGGGCATATTTGCATTTTTAGCACGGGATTTCAGCGCTGGTAATTTCAAAACAAAAACATGGAACAACATGCCCAGCATGCCCCCAATAAATAAATCTAAGTGTAAATTTCCTGTAGTCATTTGTATAATATATTAATTAATAAAAAGCTTTTTCATGTACTTATCAATTATAAAGTAGTAAGACATAAACACCACAAAAAATAAAATTGACAATACCCGCGTATAAATGCAGTCAACAGTTAAGAGTATTATTTCAAATACTCCAAGGGCCAGCTTAAGGAGCAACATCTTTTTCATTTTGCTTATTCTTTGTTGGGTAATAAATGGCGTATAAAACAGCAGCAGCCGCAAAAAAATACTCATTGTATTGTACATCTGTTGGACTAAATATAAATTCATCTGCTAAGTTGTTTATAGTAAAAGCAAGAAAAATACAGGATATTGAGTGCTTTTTCATGCTAAAATAAAGGGCAAAAGCGGCACACACTAAGGCGGCGGCACTAACATAGTAGTAAGGTTTTCTTACTGATCCCAAAAACTCATACTTTGGGAATACATCCGGAAAGTTATAAGCTGCCAAAAATAAAATAATGGCAGCTATAACAAATACTTTTGGTTTACCCACGATCATCCGGGCGTTTTCCGATTATTGCGGTAAGGCCTGCATTTCTTAAAGTGGTTGCGGCATCCTGTATCGCTCTTTCCTCAATCGCCGTTAATCCTTTGTCCGCATCTAAATAAACTGTGTTCATGATTTTAATTTTTTTAGTTAATAAAATGTTACAGTTAACAAAAGTAAATAAAAAAACCAGCCGTGTTTGGCTGGTTCTATAAAATATAATTTGAATTTAATCAAATAATGCGTATCCGGTTATTATACCCACTATTCCGGTAACAATATCAACAACATCAATTTTGCCCTTTGATATTCTTACCTGTATGTACTCAACCATGTATATTACAAACAACACGGCAAACCCGGCAACTGTTTTTGGTATCTGTAGAAATTCCTCCCATCCAAACCAATGGATACATTTAAGGGTTATCCAATAGCCAAACAGGCAGCCAAATAAGTGTGCCCATGGTTTCCATCCCTTTAAATTTCCAATAGTGAAAAAACCGGGAGCCTCTTTTTTTGTGGTTGACATAATTTTTTATTTTAAATATTTAATTGTTATAGCGCTTTTGCCGAATGTGAAGATTGATTTTAAAATTAGTCTGTCCAATAATCAAACGTTAAATATAAAGCCCTACCGTTTGTTGCTGTTTGTGCCATTCTAAACTCGTAAATACCCGCTGTTTTTCTTATAGTGCATCGAGCGGCAGCGGAAGCTGGTCCCGAGTTGGTTTCAGGACTATAAAAGCCATTTATTGCATAAACAACAGCGTCACTGGCGGTAAAATCTGTAATTGCCGCTGGAGTTGGTAATCCAGTAGGAAAGGGTACCGTAACGGCTGTATTTGCCGCTCCTGCTGTTGTGTAAAGTAGATTTAAACGGCCCGTGACGTGTTTGCCTACCTTGGTAGCCTGCCATGTTCCTGACAATGTTCCGCTCGGCGCTGTTGTACCGCTCCAAACAGGTGTTTGCGAGTATGTAGTTACAGGGTATTCCGTATATACGGCAGCTATAGCGTTATTTGTGTAGGTGTCACGCGCCGCTGTATATGCCGTCGCTATCGATATAACCGGCATGGTCGTGCCTGTTGCTACATCAATTTGATTTGTAGTGCCGGTAACGCTTGTAACCGTTCCTGAACCGCCGCCGCCGCCTGCAACTGTTAAACTGACAAGTCCGGCGCTATCTGCTGTAACAGCTGTGCCGCCATTTACTGAAAATGATAATGGGATCGTGCCGCTATTATTGGGGAATTTTACATCCCTATTTGCAGTAAGTAAATCCGTTGTAAGTCTGGCGCCGTAATTTGTGTTATTGGCTATTATCCTGATATTGTTCTCACTGGTTAGGTTTATCTGATCGGAACTCATTGTCATAAAGCCTAACGGACTCATGTCAATATGTGCGCCCGTATCTCCTGAATCAGTATAAATATTAATGAACTGATCTATAAAAGCCTGCGGGCCTCCCTCCAACGCTTTTTGAAGTGAAACGGAATACTTAACAAATTCAGTAGTTGCAGCCCTGTTGCTTTCATCACTTAATGGCGGTGTTGGAACTGTAACTACACCATCTGTGCCAACAGTTAAGCCGGTAAGTTCGTTATTCACTACAACAAATGAGCCTGTATCTAAAAGCCCAAGAGTTACGCCGCCCCCGCCTGTAGATGATATAGAAAAATCATCAACAACAGCGTTAGGGCCGTTATTTAAAACTGACTGCAAATCTTGTGAGCCGCCTGCCGGAATATCATCTAAAGTGGCCACTTCTTCCCCGTTATAAGTCAAAATACCGCCCCCACTATTAAGCGCAATACCTGTAGTACTGCCATTTATTAAAACCCCGCCAGCATTACCCGATATTGTTACCCCTGTTATATCATCAAATCCAATCGTTCCCCCCGAGCCTGCGTTTATATTAAGATCCCCGGTTCCTTGTAGGTAAAGCGTTCCTGTAGTGTTAATATTTACATTTTCATTACCACTATATGAACCGCCATTTTGTATGATTTCCTGAAGTGTATTACCGCTTAATCCTGCATTTGATATGGCTGCCGCTACCGTGCTATTTGTCGCAATAGTATCATTTTGCATCAATGCTGGGAAATAAAGTTTAGTATTCATTAGCGGATTTATGAAATTTATATCCGTAATAAACCCGGTGCTTGTATTTGTAAAATTATAACCTAAATGGTAATAAGACATTTTGTTATTTCCATTTGTAAGATTAATGGGGAGCCCGGATACATTTCCATTACCTAAAGTTGTATTTAAGTCCTGTGTTGATGCCTCTCCTGCAAAGATAGCCATCAAATAAGGCCAACTAACCTTTCTTACCATTCCGGTTGTTTTCTCCCTTACAAGGGGCTCAATTAGCGTTGTATCATTTAAAGTTGCCGGGGTTTCTGCAATCTTTAATGATGGCACTTTTGTTTGTGCAAATAAGCTGCTTGATAGCATCAATAAAAATAATAGCTTTTTCATTTTAAAATCCTGTTGTTATTCCGATCCTACGAGTGATTGTAATAGTTTCGGTAGTTAATAATTCATTTTCCTGATCCGTTTCCTCTCCGGTGCTTACTCTTACCTCCCTAACGGCTTGCCATTGCCCATCTTTTACACGGGTAATTATTGAAACGTTTGGCTCATCCGTTGCTGTTCTGCTTAACTCTGTTGTCATAATTAATTATTATTTAGTTAAAAAATATCAAGTCCAAATGTACCTAAGAATTTGTAATTATTAAGGTCCTGATTGTTACCATTTGTTATATACTGATAAAAACCCCATTCTGAAAAATCAGGAGAAAACGCTTTACATACATCTCCAATCTGAATTTCTGAACCTGTATTTTTTATTCCGCCTTGATAGCCCTTATCAAAGAGCGTAATTAAACCACTCCCAAACAAATCACTTGTTGTTAAAAAATCCTCTCCATCCCGCCCCTGTGGGATATAAACAACACTCTCCTCCGCTGTATCTCTAAATGCAACAAACGTGCTTGCTACTCCATCAGAATACACCAATCCAAGATGGTTGTATCTTATTTGTTTCAAACCCATTTGATGTACTGCAACTTTAGAGGTAATATTCCCCATTCCAAGTACATCATCATAGGTTTGAGATGCCGGGCCGGGAACAACCTCACTATTTGTAATACTCGCAAAGTCTGTTATCTCAAAAGGGTTCCCGGTTTCTCCTCCATACTCTCCAGCCGTTCCAATAAATTGCGATAAGTAAAGCACATCATCAACATTATAACTGAAATAGTAATAAATATCAGTATCAGTAAAATCATGTGCATCAACATTTGCCGCCGCCAAAAAATTACTTTCAGAGCCAATATCATTAAGCTGTATAATTTGAGTGGTTGCGCTGGGGGATATGTCTGCTGGCTGCAAGTTTTCAGGAGGCATAGCATAAATCATATTTGAGTTAATTAGCGCCCCTCCAAAACCCCAAGTGCCTTTGCCTGCAAGAAATAAAAACCCATATTTATATATAGGTATTAATGTTCCGTTAAAAGGTCCGGGAGGTGCCCCCGGAGGCACGGCATATCTTGTGCCATATAATATTATTGGAGTTTGATCCTCCTCCACAACCAAACCGTATTGGCTATTTACCTTTATAACCGCCTCCGCAATTGGATTGTTTACATCAGAGAAAAAAGAGCCTATTGATATTTTCCGCCCCTCATTATTCTGATTTACAAAAGCATCTCTTTCCTGCTTTTGGGTTTGCCCCGTGCCGCCTGGCCCTCCTGTAAGGTTAAATACCGCAACATACTTTGAGCCCGGTGTTGCATCCGGTAACTCATCTATCCTCTTGGAGTTTGCTCTTTGCTGGTTTAAATACTCTGTAATCTGCCTTACTTTATCTATCAAGTATGTTAATGATGCCATTTTTTATTTATTTGATGTTTATAATTAACCTATGTATTCAATGTATGATCCATCTCCAATATCAAGCAAGCCCGGAATTTCAATATTTGTAGTATCAAAAATCTGATCCCCTGATTGAGTGCTTGTAAATGCTCCGCCTGTTTTAATCATGTTGGCGCTAATGGAGTATAGATTTGTTTCTCCAAGGCTCTCCTCAAACTCTGAACTCTCAAGAACATAATACACACTATCCATCTGAACAGTTTTATGGCTAAGAGCCTGTATTATCTTTCTCATAATCTCTTTTGTTACAGGCAAGAACATAAATTTATCCATCTCATAAACATCTGAATTTATGAGTAAAACAGAAACATCAGTTTTGTAGTTTTCAGCGCTATTGTTGGGAACTGCTGTTTTTTTATAGTAAGGTATCCTTATAAGGTTTGTAATTCCGGTTGCATAATATACATCTGTGTTTTCCGGATTTCTGTATTTAATCTCTATGGTTCCGGATTGCCTTACCTGTACATTTATTCTTTCACTCAAATGCACAAGCCCTCCAAAATCATCATCATCATTGTTTATTCTAACCTTAACATCTTGATTTTGATAATCCACAAAATCAATTGTGAACTCATAAACCTCATAATTAAAAATATCGTATATGGAGGATATTATCACATTTTCAGGAACTCCCTCAAAAAGACTATCCACAACAATAACATCTGCATTTAGTTCCTCACTATAAATAACCTCGCTTACCTGATACCAAACCCCAGCCACATTAAAGTAAGTTCCAAGGCTGGCCCAATAAGGCAATGTGCCATTAAGGGCATGGGTTCCGGTTATAACATTGGTATCATAGTCATAAATATTCCCACTCATAAAATAAAACCCCGTTTGAGCATTTCCAAGATTTATTTTTATACCATCTCTCTTATCCTTTACACCAATGAAGTTTGTTTTTTGTAGTACCGGAACGGCTATTTCTGTGCCATCTGATTTTACTATTGTAGCTGTGTTAAAATTATAATTGCTTTTAAATTGGGTTGTGATAATATCCGCCGTTTGAAACTGCTGCACCTCCTTGTAAGGGAGAACAACATCAACCTCACAACTTAGGGTGTTTTCATCTGTCTTGTAATTTCCAGCATCACTAAAATTTACTCTATTAGCAAACCTCAAACTCATTGACTTGGAAATATAAAAAAATGGAAATCTGCTATTTCCGGTTTCTTCAACTGTAAACTCTTTTGTTTTTATACAGCCAAATTGATCCTTTATTGATAGCCAATAGTTGCCGGGTGCCACTCCTGAAAAAACATTATCAGTTTGATATGCACCGGATATTGGAGAGGTTCCCGGAGGGCTTATAGCATATACAGGATTTATGCCTTGCTGGTTTACGGATGTAATTATTAACGTGGCTCCGTTGGGGCTGTTGTTTATTGCCACGTTATAATTATCAGGCGAAAGCAAAGCAGGAGTTTGGAAAGCTTGTGTAATTGTTAAGGGCTGGGGCTGGTTATTGGTTATAACAATATTCCCTGCTGCACCCCTTGAGTAAGTAAAGGTATATGTTTGGCTGTTAACATTTGCATCAGCAACAGGGCTGCTAATAGATTGTATAATTGCGCTTGCTGTTATCTTTACCTGAACTTGTCGGCACCTATCCGGCACAAAAGCTAAAAACTCTATAGTTGAAGTGAAAGGAGTATTGTTTTGCCCAAATGAAAATGTAAATACTACATCCGCAACCGGGGGGAACCCGCCTCCCTCACTTGGTAAAAAAGCAATACCGCTATCCCATGTATAACCAGCAACGTTACCATAAAGGGATGTTATAGTTACAACATTACCGGTCCGGACCGCTATATGTTGCCCGTTGGCTCCCATATCCAGTAAAAATGCCTGCATGAAATTTATTGCGCTCCTTTCCCCGGGCAAAAGAGTTGGTGTACCTGTTGTAACCTTATACCCAGCATTACGAACAGGAACCCAACTCCAAGCAGGGGTTAAACTTACAGTACTCCCAATCCCATTTGAGTAAACCCCTGAAAGAGATAAAGAGGATCCAAGCGTTAAATCCTCATTAAATGTTATATGTATAATATTTCCCGCCATGATTGTTATCTGTTAGCTATTAATAATTTAAACTTTTTATCATTAGGTTTCAAATTTATCAAATAACCGCGCTCAATCTCTCCGTTTTCATTTGTAAATTCAAAAAGCCCGTAAACATTTGGCACCCTCCTCCCGGATATATTGGTATATCCACTAACTTGCTGCATTATTGATGTTCCCGCCTCATGCTCAAACTCTATAGTTTCAGGAACATACCGGGCTCTATTTAGTTCCCCGTTTAATATATTTCCATTCTCTGCATACTCATTGCCCCCAATAAGCTTTGTTGTGAGCCCGCTGTTAGCTGTTGAACTACCATACCTAACATAATCCGCTGCATATTTAACCAGCCCGGATGCAATTACCCAGCCATGGCGCAAAAGAATATTGAAAGGAGATAGCCTCAAGTTTGTTGCTGTTTCAGGGCTATATGTGCCCGTTGGCGCTTGAGCAAAATCATCTTGCCATTTTCTTTCTAAAAAAATAAATTGAGATTGTGAGGCGGGGGTTGCCGGGTCCAAAGGATCCCTTTTTAAATCCATCATAAAAACATCATTATCATAAGTAGTATCCTCTGTTGGGTATTGTGCTTGTTGTTTACGGCGGGCAAACTCTTTACCATAACTATCCGCCCTGTATTCGCTCAACATGGTATATACATTTTTTATCCTCTTGATTATAGTTGTAAAAGTAGATTTTGCATTGTATTCATCCAGCCCCATTGCCTCCTGATAATCCCCCCCCTTTGCATAACCTAACTCAATACCGGAATAGTAATAATTTGCCGCCGCCGCTCTCTTTGCGTTTTTTATGGGATTTGGCAGCCTTACAGTTATTTTGCGTTGGTAAAAATAACTTAACTCCTCAATTACTATGTTTTCCCTGTATCCAGTTCTCTCAATGCCTAAACCTATATTCCATGCGGCTCGATTTGCTTGGATAAAATTTTTAAATGATGTGGTTAATGGCTTGAAAGAATTTATCTCCTCCTCCGTGCTTAATGGCAGGGCATCAAAACCACGAACCCAAAAGCCATGAGTATAACCTACAAGGGAGGCGGCACCATCATTCTCATAACCTAAATCTCTCCTGCCAAATATTGTTGATTTTAAAGCGGTTTTATTTCCTGTCATTATCTCAATAAGCCTGCTTGCCATTTCAAAAGAAAGAACGCATTTTGATTGAGTTGCCTCATAAAAACTATCTTCAATTATATCAAGGTTGCCATCAATATTGAAAGCAACTACTCCAAAAGCACCATCATTAAAAGTTCCCCCAAGGTTTGATTTTCCATAAAACTCAAGGGAGGCGCTCTCCCCGGTATTAAGAAATATATCTCCCTCCCATTCTACACTCCACGTATGGGCCGGATTATCATTTTGCCCGGTTGATACGTTGGCGAAATACACCCCGCCAAGAGCATCAATACCGCCAACACCATCTGTGTTGAATAACTCTACATCTCTATTAACAATATTGTAGTCTGTTCCTCCGGAGTATTTGCTTATAAAAAGCCCATAAAACGCATGGTTAACATTGTCTTTATGTGTTAAGCTGGTTGTAAATGTTAAGCTTACTTTTATGTGTAACGTTCTTGGAACCTCTGTAACTGCAAAAAACATTATGCCCGTTGTGCCTTGGCTTTCCCCTCCCGTGGTTTCAGGAATTACGCTATGAGCATTTTCATGGCTTTGGCTATAAAGGTTTAGAGGAACTCCAACAGATACCGCCCTATCAGTTCCACCGGAGTTTGATCCGGCACTCATGTACATTGATGCTGTGTTATCTGTTTCTTGAATGTCAAACAAACTCCTCAATAATATCCTCCTGCCTGTTAAGGCAACAGTATCAACCCGGAGCGGGTCCATGGCTCCACCATCCATTGTTGTTATCCTTTCAATTTCAACATTTTCATTTTCTCTTGATTTCAATATAGGCTCAAATCCAGCATTGTTAAATTTAACAGTAATGATGCCTTTCTCAATTTCATAAGTGGATAAATCCAAATCTCCCTCATAATCTCTTTCCCATAAATCAGTTTGAGGATTTGCCACATCTCTTGTTAACCTTATCAAAGCCTCAACCCCATACAAATCATACACAGTTTTAATATAATCAGCACCGTTGCCAAGGAACTTTAAGCCACTTGAAAACTTGGCAAAAATACCATGATACTCCTCATGACGGGCAATTTCCTTATTATCATCGTCCCAGCCTTGAGGCTCTATTATTGTTGTAGAACCCATTTGCGGATTAAAAAGGGTATATCTTACCCTGTCTTTAAATGTTGGATTTGCTCCCATTAATTCCAGTTTTTATTTTTCAATGCCCAAATAGCGTGCTCAATGTCAATTTTAGGCATTATGATGTTATTATTTATTTTGGCAGTTTTAAAACCATCCTTAATTGCATCCTTAATGGTTTCTTTTAGCCTGCCATTATCCCGGCTTGCATCTGCATCATGGTTGAAATTCTTTATCCTGTTATGCTCATCAGTTACGCCGGAGAGAATACGCCCCCTCATATATCTCATGTATGCATCATGGGAACTGTGAACGCTATCCCCTTTATCAAGCATGGTTAATGTTGCTTTGCTTGGCGTTAAGCGGATAGATCCATCTTTTTTCTCAATAACCTCACTTACACCGCCATCCCCAACATAAGCAATCTCCGCCGGGCCGCCTTTCCTACCATGCCTGTATTTGGGTATAGGAGTGGCAAGAACTGTTGCCAACTGCACGGCACCCAGCGCGGCAATAAGAGCCGCAAATACAGAGCCCGCAATTGGCCCGGTTTGCGCGTATGCCTGCATAATACCTTGAGCCGTGGCAATACCAATATCAACAATTTTGAGAGCCTTATTAAATATTGCCTGTTTGCGTTGCTCCTCCCGTTTTTTCTTTTCAAGGGCCTGGCGCTTTTTCTCTTGCTCTTTCTCAATCAACTCTCTTTGGGCTGCATCATTTCCAGCCAACTCAATCTGCCTGCCATAATACTCCTCTTGGGCTGCAATCTCATCATCAATCTTTTGTATCCGGGCATCAAAGAGGGCATTTGCAAACTCTCCTAAAGCATCCTTAAGCTGGCCTGCCAAGTCTTTTATTTGCTCAACCTGATCCTCAAAAGTTTTAACCTCTTTGGAGGAATTATCCTCAAAAGTTTTAACCTGTAAATCTGATAACTCACGGCGGAAATCAGAAAGTTTTGCCTCTGCATCTTTCCTTTGTTCGGCTGTCAATGCCTCTGCTGCCAAAAGAGCCTCAAAAGCCTTTATTTGCTCCTGTACTGCTTGTATGGCATAAGCTTTCTTAATCTTGGCAATGTTGCTCTCATGGCGCTCAACAGCTTTCTCCCGGTTCCTTTCATTTGTCCTCTCATTGTTAAACCTGTCATTTTCTGCAATCAGAGCCTCATTGAGGGCATTTTCCCTCATCTGTAACTCTGCATTAAGATTTTTCTCAAAATTGCCGCTTACAAGATCATCAATTGATGCCTCTGATTTTTTGTAAATATTTTCCTTTTCTGCATAATATTTCTCAAGAGCCAAAATCTCCTCATTATTAAGCTTTTCCCTTAAATCCGCTGGTATCTGTATGGAGGTAACAAGGCGCTCAATCTCTTTATTGGATAAATCCCTTACTTTATCATTGTAACGGCTTATATCCTTAAGCTGTTTCTCAAGCGCCTCCTCATTTAAAGCAAGGGCATACTCTTGTGATTTTATGGCTGCATTTGTCCTTTCCTCAAATGTTGCATTATCATCTGCAACAATATCATCATTTATCTGCTTGACACGGTTAAGGCGAAATACTGAAAGATTGTAAGCATCATCATTTATCTTTCTCATGGCAGCAAGTTCCTCCTCCCGGGTTTTCTTGGCTTTTTTGATGGCTTTTTCTGTTGAGAATATTGCCTCTTTTTCTTTCTCAAGTGCCGCAATTCTTTTTTTAATCTCAACGCCTTGGGCCCGGGTAGCAAAACTTAATGCATCAATCTTATCCCTCTCCGCCTGTATCTCTGCATTTATAACCGCAATAGTCCTCTCAATTGGCGCGGTATCTGTTGGCGTTCCTCCGGATGTTGCGGCGTTGGTTGCTGTGGCTTGAGTTTGCAATCTCTTAAGGGAATTTATCCGCGCCTCTGTTTCAATGATAAGTGATTTGTTTTGACTTACTTGGAGCCTTACAATTGCCAAATCCTCAACGTTTAATTTTTTCAGATTATCACTATATCCGGCTGCACTTACAAGTAGTCCGTTTTTACGTTTAATAATACCAACACCCTCAATGTTAACATTGTTCCCCTCTTTCTCCAGCCCATTAAACTCCGCCCTTTGCTCCTTAAGTTCTTTCAACAATTCCAACTCTTTCTGTATGGCTATTGTGGTTTGCAAATTGGCTTGCTCTTTCTGTAAGTTCACATACTCCCTTAGTTTGGCTGTGTTTAGTTCCACAACCTCCCCGTATTTGTTAACCTTTTCAATGGCTTCCGGGGCAATTTTGGATAACGCCTCTGTAAGTTCGTTCATCTCCTTTTGCTCCTTGGCGTTCCGGTTGATTTTGCCCGCCAACTCCTCATACCTATCCGCCATTTTTGAGATGCTTTTACCATTAGCCTCAAGGGTATCACGGTTTTTCAATACCTCCTCTGTATTGGATTTGGTTTCTGCATTGAGTTCCTTGATGTTTTTATTAAGAGAGGAAATAACATAAATTAAAGCAGCAGCGGCAACCACAATTAAGCCAAATGGGTTTGCTCTTGAGGCTATATTTAATGCCTGCATTTCGGCTCTTGCCCCGGCAAGCCCCCGGGATACAAATGCTGTTGATACTGCCATTGCATTATTAGCAATTACGGCAATCCTTGTTGCAATACTGTTGGCAATTACAGCAGCTTTATAAATAACAAATGCGGCTCCTGCTTTAAGGGCGACATCAATGATAATATCAAGGTTTTCCGCCAAGAATTTTGCAGCGCTGGCAAGCTTTTCACTAAACCCGGTACTCTCATTCAGGTTGAGGATATAATCCTCAAGGGAACTATCCAAAATCTTTAATTGAGCATCAAGGCTCTTGAGTTGTTTATTGGTTAAATCCTCAAGGGCTCCCTTTGAATTTTGATAAGCAACCGTGTTTTTTTCAATCTTATCCTGATTGTTGGCAAGGATGATACCTATCTTGGCAGCCTCCGCCCCAAACAATCCGCCTGCTAATGATAATAACTCTAACTCATCTTTCCCCTGCCTTTGGGCATCATTCAATTTTGTAAGAGCCTCCTCCAGCGTTAAACCGGATTGGGATAACCTGATCATTGCAGTTGATGTTAACCGCCCGGCGCTTTCTGCTTTAATCCCGTTATCTGCAAGGATACCCAATATTGCCGCGGTTTTCTCAAGTGAAAACCCAACAGTACGTGCCGTTGGCGCTATATAAGAAAATGCATCCCTAAGCCCTTGGAAATCCAGCGCGGAACGGTTAGCAGCCTCCGCCAATACATCCGTATAACGTGCCGCCTCTTGTGCTCCCTCCCCGTATGCATTAAGTAATGATTTAACCAGCGTTGCCGCCTCCTCTGCACTTGCCCTCAATGCAAGGGATAAATCATTTACAGGCTTAAGGAGTTTCATTGCCTCCTCCGGTGTGGATCCAAGTTTTATTAACTCTGTTGCAAGCTTGGCAACATCCGTGGCACTGTTGATACTTGCCTTGGCAACATTTTGTATCTCCTCCTCAAGAGGGGCAATCTCCTCCCTTGTGTGCCCGGCTATTGCGGCAAGGTTTACAATCTCCGCCTCATAATCCTTTATAACTGCAACGGCTCCCCTTACTGCATCAGAAAACAAGGATATACCTGTTGCAATACCAAAGGCAGCAACTAATGGCTCCAGCATCCCGGCAAGCCCGGAGAAAGCGCTTTCATAATTTCCAATGTTATCCTTATATATTTCCGTTGCCCGGTTTACCTCTTTAACCTTTGCAGCCAATTTATCGTACTCCCTTTGGGCTGCCTTTATCTCTTGAGTGTTTTTATGCTCTGCACTCAACAAATCCGCTAAACGTTTTTGAGCCTCGTTTCTCTCTCTCCTTAGTTTCTCATACGGGCCAACAAGCCCAAGAACCTCCCGGGCTTGCTGTTTCTTTGCCCGGTTAAGCATCTCATTTTGTACCCTCTCCTCCGCTGTTAAAACGGTGTTGCGCTTCTTGGCTGCCTCCTCTTGAGCGGCAATGCGTAACTCTTGGCTCTTAATATCCAAAGATGATTTAATAATCCTTTGCTCATCAAGCAATGCAGCCTTTTCCGCCCGGATGGTATCCAAGCGAGTTTTTTTAAGGCGCTCCTCTTGTTGCAGCTTTGCAACCTCCTCCCGGGATGTAATCAAGCGGCGTTGCTCAAGGCGCTCAAGTTCCTGCAAAAGCTTTACCTCCTCTTTTTCCGTGGCAAGCTTTCTTTTTTCCAAGTCCTCTGATTGAGAAAGGAGTTTTATTTCCTCCCCCTGCTGGGTAATCATTTTGGCAGATAACTCAAGGGTTTTCTTTTCGGTTTCAATACGCTCCCGTTTGGTTCTCTCCAAAGATTTCTCAAATTGCTCCTCCTGCTTAAGGCTGTTGGTTAATTTAGTATGGGAAAGGCGCTCCTCATCAATTGCTTTTTTGGAGGCTCCTGCTGTCTTTTGCCGGGCTTTCTGAACCTCTGCTATAAGTTTCTCCATGGATATGGCTTTTTGCCTCTCCTCATCAAGTTTTTGCAGAGCAATTTGCTCATTTCTCATTGCCTCAACCATCTTATCAATGGCGTTTTTTTCAAGGTTCTTTACTTCAATGAGTTTTGAGTTGCTTTCTGCATTACGATACAAGCCCATTACTTTGTTAAGTTCCTTAGAGGAGTTTTTTAATTCCTCATTGGCTTGTATAGCTACTTTTAAATTTT